GGAGAAGTTCTTACTCCGGCTTTAAATACAGCTTTAGATGCAGCAAATAAAGTTTTAGGTGGTATTAATAGATTATTCTCTAGCGAGTTTCAAAGGCAAATATCTGGTTTCAGAGCGGCGTTAATAACACCCGGTGGATTCTTAAGTGACATGCAAAATTTAGGAGGTTTTGTAGGTAATATTCAGCCTTTAGGGTTAGATTCCGGAGCTATAGATTTAAGAATAAATCAATTAAAAAGTACTGCTGAACAAATTAAAAAAATTACTAATAATATAAATAAAGGCGGAGTTTTAAATAGACCTTTTAAAACAACTAAGGAAGAAGAAAATCAAGCAGTATTATTACAAGAACAAATACAAAGCAAAATAAACGAGTTATTAGCAAGGAAAGATTTACTAACAAAAGTAAATTTAGCCGATAATGGTAAATTAAATAATTTATTAAACGACCAAACAGACGTTTTATCAGAACACGAACAATTATATCAAGGGATAGTAAATACTCTTGCCGATGGAGTGACTAACGGAATTATTGCAGCTATAGATGGAACTAAAAAGTTAGGCGAAGTTGCTAGAGGCATATTAATGGATATGAGAAACCAACTTATTAGATTTGGGGTCATAAATATGTTTAAAAGTTTTGGATTTGATTTTTTAAAGTTTGCTGATGGTGGCCGCCCACCCGTTGGCCGTCCTTCTATCGTTGGAGAACGTGGACCCGAGTTATTTGTACCGGATAGGGGAGGAACTATTGTTCCAAATCATGCTTTAGGCGGAGCTACTAATGTTGTAGTAAATGTAGACGCAAGTGGAAGTGCCGTAGAAGGAGATAATAATCAGGCGGAACAATTAGGGCGTTTAATATCTATTGCAGTACAATCTGAAATAGTTAACCAAAAAAGACCCGGTGGTTTACTTGCATAATGGCTAATTTTCCCTCTATTACTCCTACTTATAACACGAAAAAAAGTGTTACGCCGAAACAAAGGATAGTCCGTTTTGCCGATGGTTATGAGCAACGTATAATTTTTGGAGTACCCGAACATCAGATACCAAATTTATATCAACTTACTTTTAATGTAACGGTTACAGATGCAAATACTATTATGGACTTTTTAAAAGCAAGAGGTTTAGATGGAGCTAGTTTTACTTTTACCCCTCCAAATGGAACATCCGGCCAATACGTTTGCGAGCAATATAACGAAGATATGATATTAAGTAATCGCTCTACCGTAAGAGCTTCATTTAGAGAAGTTTTCGAGCCAAGTTAATGTCAGTAAGTGCTGTTTGTTTTAGCGATTTACAATCTATAAATCCTTCTGCGATTATAGAATTGTTCACTTTGACTTTAGATCAAGCATTGCATGGAGCGACTACAGTTTATAGGTTTCACTCCGGCAGTAATTTAAACGCTAACGGGGAAATAGTTTGGCAAGGTAATAGTTATTTGCGTTTTCCTATAACAGCCGAAGGTTTTGCTTATCAAAAAGGACAACTTCCACGCCCTTCTTTAAAAATAAGTAACGCTACTGGTCTTATATCCGCTTTACTTTTAACCGTAAATGAAACAACGCAAGGGAACGATTTAACGGGAGCAAAAGTTATAAGAACTAGAACTATGCTTAAATTTATTGACGCTGTAAATTTTGCTAATGGGCAAAATGTCACCGCCGATAATACCGCAATAATAGAAGAGCAAGTTTTTAAAATAGATCGTAAATCTAGCGAAACTAGAGAGTTAGTAGAGTTTGAATTAGCCGCTCCGATGGATATAGCGGGTGTAAACTGCCCTAAAAGGCAATGTACTAGAACAGATTTTCCTTCTATCGGAACCTTTGTATGATTTGGAAAGAACAAGCTTTAGAACACGCTAAAAAAGAAGACCCAAAAGAATCTGTAGGACTTTTAGTAAATATAAAAGGGAAAGAAAAATATATACCTTGTAAAAACCTTTCTTCGGAAAATTATGATAGTTTTATTTTAGACCCCAAAGATTATATAAAAGCAAATAATTTAGGAAATATTTTAGCTGTTATACATAGCCACCCTAAAACTCCGCCTATTCCTTCCCAAGCCGATTTAGTAAGCTGTGAAAAAAGTGGTTTTGTTTGGCATATTGTTAATCCTAAAACTGAAACTTGGGGTTTTTGCAAACCAAGTGGATATAAAGCACCTTTTTTTGGACGGGAGTGGGTTTGGGGTATTACAGATTGTTGGTCGTTAGTTCGTGATTGGTATGAAAAAGAAAAAAATATAGTTTTAAGAGATTGGCAAAGACCTACTACTCCTGAAGAATTTCTAGCCGACCCTATGTTTGAAAGATGTGCGTGGCGTACAGGTTTTAGAAAACTGAGGCCAGATGAAAATTTGGAAACAGGAGATCTTTTGTTTATGTCTATATTGGGTAAAGGTTTAAATCATGTGGCAATATTTTATAACGGAGAAGTAATTCATCATTTAGCCGATAGACTTTCTTGTAAAGAGCCATATTCTGAATGGTTGTTAAAATGTACGGGAGGGAGGTATCGTTATGCATCGTAAAATTAAACTTTATGGCGAACTTGCTAAAACCGTTGGGGCGGAAGAGTTTACGGTTACAATTAGAAATATAAGTCAAGCCGTTAGTTTTTTAATAAATAATTTTCCGGAGTTAGAAGCATTAATGACTCCTAATTATTATGAAGTTAAGATAGGAGATTATTCTATAGATGAAAAAGAAATAGATTATCCGATAGGAAAGCAAGATATTCATTTTGTTCCCGTTATAAGTGGGCAAGGCGGAAATATAGGCAAAATATTATTAGGGGGAGCGTTAATAGCTTTATCTTTTGGTGTTGGTGGTGCTTTTGGAGCTAAAGCTCTTACATTCGGCAAAGGGTTCGGAGCTAGTTTTGCTACAGCTAGTTTCGGAGCTAAAGCTGCTTTTGGTATAGGTGCGGGATTATTATTAACAGGAGTTACTGATATGTTGTTTCCGTTACCAGAACCACAAAAATTTAGCAGCGAAGAAGACCCGCAACTTTCTTTTAGTTTTAGTGGGGTGCAAAATACTTCTAGAGCGGGTACTCCGGTTCCGCTTGTATATGGCGAAATTTTTACCGGCTCGGTTGTCATTAGTGCAGCCGTAGATACTAACCAAGTAGAAGCATGAAAAAAAATACTAAAGTTATTAGAGGAGCAGGAGGAGGAGGAGGTAATAAACAGCCACCCCCACCGTATAGAGCTCCGGATACTTTACATAGTCGCTCGTTTGCTTCTTTATTAGACTTAATATCGGAAGGCGAAATAGAAGGGTTTTCTTCTGCTAGTAAAGCGGGTCTAAGTCAAGGGTCTACTGCTTATAACAATGCAAGTTTAAAAGATGTATTTTTAGACGATACTCCGGTTTTAACTTCTACCGCTGATAATACAAATCCGGCAGATGCTGATTTTAATTTTAAAGATGTAACTTTTAGTTCACGTTTTGGTACTTCTAACCAAGCTTTTGTAAACGGTTTTCCTGATGAAACAAGTTCTCCTACCGGTGTAAGTACAACTGTTACAGTTGCGGCTCCGGTAACAAGGCAAATTGCTAATACGAGCGATAACCCCGACGCAGTAGTTGTTACTTTAACTTGGCCGCAAATACAGGTCGCTGAAGAAGATGGAGATGTAAGAGGGGATACAGTAGCCTATAAAATAAGAACAAAATTTCAGGGAGATGCAGATTTTACAACTAGAGTAGAAACAAGCGTTTCAGGTAGAACCGCAGATGCTTATGCAAGAGATCATAGAATAAATTTATCAGGAACTTTTCCGGTAGAAATAAGAGTAGAAAGAGTTACCGCCGATAGTACTGAATCTAATAGAGTAAATTCGTTTCAATTTACAAGTTTTCAAGAAGTAAGGGATAATAATAATGCTTATCCTAATAGTGCGTATGTTGCGTTACGTTTAGATAGTAAGCAGTTTAGTAATATTCCTACTCGTAAATATCGAATAAGAGGAATAAAAGTTCGTATTCCGGCACCTAACAATGGAGTTTCTCCTTCGGTAGATATACAAACGGGAAGAATAATATATCCTTCTAATTACGTTTTTGCGGGAGATATGGGAGCGGCAATATGGACTACCTGTCCGGCGATGATTCTTTTAGATCTTTTAATTACGAAACGCTATGGGTTTGGAGATCATATAAGTCCCGACCAAAGTAATGATGCAAAAATATATGAAAATATTGATTTATTTAGTTTTTTTAATGCCAGTAAATATTCTAACGAAGAAGTAGATGACGGCACGGGGTCGGGGAGTAAAGAAGCTAGGTTTGGTTGTAATGTCAATATTCAAACATCTAAGGAGGCTTTTACAGTTATTAACGAGTTAGCGGGCGTAATGAGATGTATGCCTATATGGTCAAACGGGAATATGACCTTATCACAAGATAAAGAAACAACAGCTAGTTATTTATTTAATTTAGCTAACGTAACTGAGGAAGGTTTTAGTTATTCCGGAAGCTCTTTAAAACAGAGACATTCTGTGGTTTCCGTTAGTTATTTTAATATGGATAGCACGGAAATAGATTACGAGGTTGTAGAAGATGCAACTGCTATATCTAAACTTGGCGTTCTTATAAAGAAAGTAAAAGCTTTTGGTTGTACTTCTAGAAACCAAGCAGCAAGATTAGGAAGAGCTATTTTGTTTGCCGAACAAAACGAATCTGAAACTATTACTTTTTCTTCTAATTTAACCGCTGGAAGTATAGTTCGACCCGGTGCCGTTATAGCTATAAATGACCCTGTAAGAGCGGGAAAAAGAAGAGGAGGAAGAGTAGTAGCAGCGTCTACTACTTCGATAACTATAGATTCTTTAGCAAATACAACATTGCCCGCTCTTAACGATAGTCCTAAAATAAGTGTTATTTTACCGAATGGAACGGTAGAAGAAAAAAATATAATAGATATAAATAATGCAGTATTAACTTTAGATTCATCATTAAGTTCTGCTCCCAACGTAAATGCACCATATTTAATATCTAGCACAACTTTAGAAACACAACTTTTTAGAGTCTTATCTGTAGAAGAACAAGATGAAGCTTTATATACAATATCGGGTTTAGCTTATAGAGAAGGAAAATATAACTTTATAGAAAATAATGTCGCACTTCCTACAAGAAACGTTTCTATTCTTAATCAACCCGCAACGCCTCCAAGTAATTTAACTGTAACCGAAAAAATAATAGAGATAAATAATATTGCCAGAAGTAAATTAATTGTTGATTGGCAACCTGTAGATGGCGTAACGCAATATTTAGTAACTTATAAATTAGAAAACGGAAACGCTATAAATGAAATTGTTTTTTCTAGCGATTACGAACTTTTAGATACAGTAAAAGGTTTATATACTTTTGATGTTTTTTCTTACAATGCTGCTCTTGATATTAGTCCTAATTCTGCATCAACAACTTTTACCGCACAAGGTAAAACTGCGGTTCCCGAAGATGTAACTGGTTTAACTATAGAACCTATAAACGAACAATTTGTTAGATTACGTTTCGATCAAGCAACCGCAATAGATGTTTTACATGGAGGAAGAGTTTACGTTCGTCATACAAATAAAACAGGAAACCAAGCAACATTCCAAGCAGCCCAAGATATAGTTGCAGCCGTAGCTGGAAACTCTACTGAAGTTATAGCCCCTGCTTTAGCTGGATCTTATCTTTTAAAATTTCAAGATGATGGAAAAAGGTTTAGTGCAAATGCTACTAAAGTTGCAATATCAGAAGTACAGGTACTTGATTCGATAACTGTTAAAACGGACAGAGAAGATACGGATGCAACTCCTTTTAATGGAACGAAATCTAATACGGTTTACGATGCCGGAGTTGGTGGTTTAAAGCTCTCGAATATAACTATTACAAGCCCCGCTACAAAAGCTACTGGTACATACGATTTTGTAGATACTTTAGATTTAGGGGGAGTTTTTTCGCTTCTACTTAAACGAAATTTTCAGGGGGCAGGGTTTTTTCCTTCTAGTTTGTTTGATAGTAGAACAGGTTTAGTAGATACTTGGACTTCTTGGGATGGAGATGTTGCTGACGAAGCAAACGCAAAATTAGCCGTAAGAACTACATCTGATAATCCTAGTAGTTCTCCTACTTATACTTCATTTAACAATTTAGCTAACGGCAGTTTTAAGGGAAGAGGTTTCCAATTTAGGGCAACTTTAGAAACTACAGATCCCGCCCAAAATATGAACTTACAACAGTTAGGTTATGTCGCAACTTTGCCTTCTAGAACAGAACAGTCGGCAGTTATAGCTTCGGGAACATCAGCTAAAAACGTTTCTTTTTCTAATGCTTTTTTTGTTGGAACTTCTGCTTTAGGTAATTTAAATAATTTTTTACCAGCAGTTTTTATATCTCCGCAAAACATGGCTACTGGCGATTTTTATGAATTAACAAATATAACGGGAAGCGGTTTTACGGTACACTTTAAAAATTCATCTAGTGCTAGTATTGATAGGAATTTTACTTATAGTGCTGTTGGCTTTGGTAAAGGAAGTTAAAATGAAAGAAAAAGAAGCTTAATCATGAGCATTGTTACTAATTACGATATAGATAATGCTTCGGGTCAAACCGTAAGACTTGATATTCAAGCTTG